TCAGGCTGTACGCTTACCGTTGTACCATGTCCCGTTAATGTATTTCTGCACCGGTCTGTAATATACGCCACCAATGTTATCGGCAGAGTTTGAGCCGGTATCCTGAACAATAATGCCGGTATATACACACCCGGACGGTGCCTGATGTGTCCATGTCATGCCATTGTTCGCAGGTTTGTATGTGGCGGCACCACCAAGCCGGAGATCCCTGACATAGCGGGAGTCAAAATTGCTGAAATTTGATGGTATCACCTGCCCGGTAACCCGTAGTGCATCAGACTTAAGCGTCATCAGATCTTTTGTTGTGCTGCCAGACCTGATGCGCCATTTAAAATATTCATTGCCATTATCACCAGTTTCAAACCACATGAATGAGTCAGAATCAGCATCTGAATCATTTTTAAATCCAATTTTCGCCCAGTCAGTGTTTCTTTCCCAAATCAGGAAGGCATCATTGATAAATTTTATGCTGCCTGACATGCTTCCGCCTGATAATGCCAGAGCAAGAATATCCGCAGGTGTTGGCTTTCGTGATGTGGTATAAAACTCTGACCAGTCAGCCTCAAATCCATACCCATCACGTGCCGACCTGTAAAAAATCCCCCTGTTTTTATAATCCACAAGAAACTGCATTGCCGGACAACTTCCCTCACCCGTGTAAAAATGCAGCACCATTTTTGATGCTCCGCCATCCTGTGCACAATAAGCACCACTGTCCCAGTTCCATCCTACTGCTTTATTATTTGCAACCGTATTTCCTGTTTTCCCTAATGCAAAAGCCGGTTGCTTATTTTTCGTATTGTAGTCGCGTCGCCAGCCCGGCGCATAATCAGCTCCGTGATTGATATACGTGAATTGCGCACTGGTGGTACCACCACTGCTTGATGTACTCGGAGTGGTCACACGAATGGTCATTGCTGCTTTAACACCCATAACCTCAATCACGCAACCTGCAAGATGAATCGTCCCACAGTCAGTATCGGTAATAATTTTGTTATTACCGTATGACCAGGAACACTTGCACATCCAGTAGGGATGATTAAAGGCTCCCTGAGACTCTAGCCAGTCAATAAACTGCGCGGTTGTCCAGTTTCCGGCTTCAGTGCTCAAAGCGCCGCTATAAGCACGACAGGCACCGATATTTTTCGTGAAGGTATCCTTTCCCGGAATATCCGCACCGTTCTGATCTTTCTGAAGACGTTTTTCAGCATTGTCATAGGCAGACTTCACTGCTTTTGGCGTTGCCGCGAGGGTTTCAGAATCACTGTTGGTGACGCTACTGAGCTGGACAAGACCTTTTCGCGCTGTGGTGGCGTCCTGTGCAGTGTATTTCCCGTTAGCAAGGTCATATGCTGCCTTTACCGCCTTTGGCGTTGCTGCAAGCGTTTCAGAATCACTGTTGGTGGCGCTACTGAGCTGGACAAGGCCTTTTCGCGCTGTGGTGGCGTCCTGTGCGGTATATTTCCCGTTAGCAAGGTCATACGCTGCTTTTACCGCTTTTGGTGTTGCGGCGAGCGTTTCAGAATCGCTATTGGTGGCGCTACTGAGCTGGACAAGCCCTTTTCGCGCTGTGGTGGCGTCCTGTGCGGTATATTTCCCGTTAGCAAGGTCATAGGCGGCCTTTACCGCTTTCGGCGTTGCGGCCAGTGTTTCAGACGTGCTGTTGGTCGCGCTGCTTAACTGAGTAAAACCTTTTGCGGTCAGCGAGGCGTCCGGGTGACGTCGTGACTGTTCGTGCTCTGCAATTTTGTCATCAACATAATCCTGCGTTGCCATCACCGTTGTGGTGTCAATGGTCAGCTCCACTGAGGCCACACTGCTGACGATGATGACCATACGGCAGGTCTGCGAACGCCCTGAGCCTTCGGCAAGGGCAGGCTTATAACTTTCGGCCATGTTCGCCACGGCAATTAACGTTCCCGCATCATCGTACAGGCCAAGCTCACGCATCCAGAAACCGCCCACCTCCGGCGGAATAACCAGCTCTGCGATAATATAATTACTGTTTCGTTTGTCCTGGCTGATTTTGTTCAGCGCATGTCGCCAGACTTCGTGGATAAGCCCGGTCTGTCCGGCATCCGGGACAGGCAATTTACCACCGCCATCCCCGACGGCCATCGTGGTAATGTTGACCTTCCGCCCTCCCGGCGCGGTTGCCGCTGCCAGCTTTGCTGCACCGGCAGTGGTGATAACGGTTCTGAATTTTGTGCCCATTATTCCTCACTTATCCGGGGTAAACCGTAATTACATCGCCGTCGTAAGCCACACAACCGGCGAACAGGTAGCCGGGAATGTCCCGGGTAATGTTCAGGCCAATAAGGTGGCGACTTGCAGGTTTGGCATCAGCAATCAGCCGTTCCATTTCCTGATACATTGCCTCTGTGATGCCGCTTTCCAGTACACCAATATCAAGCCTGAAGGTGCCTGGCGGGTCACTGTTTTCCCACCACTCCGTCACGTTGATGAGATAGCCGAGCGGCTCCACCACACGCCGGATTGCGCCGATAGTGCCTTTATGACAGTGGATGAAATAGGCATCGCGGATAACGGCGCGTTTTGTCGCTTCCGGCCACTTTTCATCCCACCTGTCGACCGAAAACGCCCACGCCAGCCACGGCAGCAGATTTGCCGGACAGGTATCCGGGTTCCACAGCTCACGAATCCTGACCGGTGTTTTTTCAATTTCCGCACAGGCTTTTGCGGCAGCAACTTCAAGCGGTGATGAGCCGGTCGGCAGCAATCGCGAATCACTCATCCGAGCCTCCGGTCACGACGCGGTATTCGGTACAGAAAGACGCCTGCGTACTGTTGAGCACGATGTCGGCCAGCGGTGCAGTCAGTTCGACACGCTGCACGCCTTCCACATGCAACGCGGCATAAATGGCAGACAGACGGATGTCGCGCCCCAGTCGGTGCTGTGCCGTGATGTACGCTTCCAGCTTTTTCACGGCAGCAGCGCGGATGGGTTCGCTTTCGGGACCAGGGTAAAGGTAAAGCGTGGCGTTTATCTGGTATTCAACGATGGCGGCAGACTGCACGGTCACGCGGTCGGCCACCGGCCTGACGTCCTCGCCATTCAGGGCGTTACGCACCACAGCCAGCAGGTCTTCGGATGCGATGCCGTTATTTTCACGTGACAGCACAGAGATGGTGACGCAGGCCGGAGACGGACTGGTGACAGAGATATCCGCGACACGCCCGTCGGCACTGCGACCATGATACTGATAGGCTCCCACCGACCCGGCGACGCTTAAGCCCTCAAACGCCTGCTGAATACGCAGACGATAATCGGTGTCAGATTCCATCACGGCCGGTGTCGGCGGGAGGGTCGAATCATCTGCCGGGGTGATAATCAGGCGCGTGGTGTTGTAATTGGCACCAATCACATCAAGGTCATTACCGGCAGCACAGGCCAGCATCACCGCCCGTGCGGCCTCATTCACACGCTGACGCCAGATAAGCTCACGATAAGCATTTTCCTCCAGCAGTTTGACGAGAGGCTCAGATTCCAGCGTCAGGGTACGGGCGACCGCCTCCTGCTGGTCTTCCGGGTAAAGGGAAATCAGTGTCGCCTTGCGTTCGGCGAGAATGGTTTCAAAGTCCAGCTCCTCGACCACATCCGGTGCGGGTAGCTGGTTCAGGTCGATAATCGGCATGGTTTCAACTCACAGGGATGGTTAACGAAAGTGGCTGGCCGGTGTCGTTGTGCTGACCGGTTAACGTGACCGTCATTCGCCCGTCAAAACTGCGCGCCGTGGTGACGGATGACAGGGTGACGCGGGGTTCCCATTTCAGCACTGCCATGTAACAGGCGACCTTAATCTGCAACTCAAGCGCCGGGGTCTGCGGCTGGTCAATCATTGACGCCAGCAACGAGCCGTAATCACGACGCATCACCCGTGAGCCGACGGGGGTACGCAGGATATCGCCGATACTCTGGCTGATATGCTCAAGGTCAGTGACAGTCAGGCCATCACTGCGATTCATTCCGAGATAACGCGCTGTCATAGAGGACTCCCGGTTGTGCCGCCGCTGTCGCCGGGGTGTTTATGGGTATGCAGTACCTTACCGTTTGATGAGAGTTCACCGCCGGTGTGTTCAATGTTGCCGCGCATCGTCCCGCCCTTCTGTACTTCCAGCGTGCCGGTAATCAGCCTGTTGGTACAGACCACCTCCGGTGTGTCCAGGGTGATGCGGGTTGACGCCTTCACCATGACCACCGGCACCGTGGCAGTAACAGAATCAGAAGCCGTCACGCTGGCCGTTTTAATTCCGCTTACCGTGAGCGCGCTGGTTTCGGGTTCATACTCAATCACCGCCCCGTCAGGGAAACGGATATGCAGGGCATCCGCCGACACAGACGGCGAGGGGTTATCGCCGGAATAAATCCCCGGCAGAACGAACGCCGTGTCGAGTTCACCACCCACGGCCAGAATCAGCACCTGCTCTCCCACGGAAGGTGCCCACCATGTGCGCGAACGACCGGCGCGATGGGTCAGCCACTGAAGCCAGTCGGTGCACATGCCGCCGGTCTGCACACGGCAGCGACCGGCGTTAAGGTCGGTTTCGACGACAAGGCCGGTACGAATCATGTTGCGCAGTGCGCGCGCGAGTTCCTGAATATTTGCGAGAGTGTTCATAACGGGAAGGATGCCGCCGGGTCATACCGGCGGCAATGTGACGATGAGGTGTCGGGAATGGCACAACTAACGGTCGAGGTGAGCCAGGATAATCTCTTCAATCATCTGCACATCCTCACCGGTAAAGCCGAGCAGGGGACGCGCCGGATAATCAATTTTCTTACCGTCTTTTCGGTTTTCTTCCGACAGACCGAACTGATGCACGCTCGCAATTTTCGGTGACTTTCCGCCGTAAAATTCCATTGATGCCTGTTCCGGGCTGGCGCGGATATGCAAAAAACGACTGGTGATAAGTTTCGCAAACATTTTTCGCTTAACACGACCGGTCTTTTTTCTGGCGCTCTGCTGCTGGCGTGGCGCGTAGGGTGTGCCGTCCGGAGCTTTCTGTGCCATCACCCGACGCTGCTGACTCTGCCGCAGGCGTTTCGCCAGTTCGGCACTCAGTCGCCGACGCCCTGACGGTGACAGCGATTCAGTCAGTCCGGTCAGCCGGTCTTCAAAACGCTTAAACTCATTCATCCCACTCGCTCACCAGTTCGCCATTGATATAAAGCTCCATCGGGCGGGTGACCGGCTCCGGCGGCGTGGGTTCCGGGATATTCTTCACATGCAGCGCGCCGTCCACCTCACTGACCAGCGTGCGCTCGGTCAGCATCAGGCTGATGCTGATATCAAAGCTGCTGTCATTGTTGATGTCTGCATAAAACGTGAAGCCCTTTTTCTGGCCTGCGTCGGTGGTCATGATGTCGGGCTGATTTTCCCGCAGCCACGCCAGCACCGGCACGATGAGCAGGTCAAAATCACCGGTAAAGTCGGTCACAATGACATTGAGCGTGTAACGCTTTTCGAATGACAACGACGCCGCCAGCGTGGAGGCAATACTCCCGTTATCCACGAATATCCGCAGCATATCGGGACTGGTTTTCAGCACCGTGACGGCATCAGTCAGCGCCCTGCGCAGGCTGTCGGGTTTGAGCATCGTTTTCGTCCTGACAGTGTTTAATCATTTTTACCTGGCTGGCACAGCGTGCCAGCGCGTTCTCAAGCTGCCGGATATCGGCACTTAAATCGCCGTTCGTCTGCGGGTCACTGCCCGGCATCGGGCAAAGGCTCACTTTCGGGCAGGCGTTGGCGACAATCACTGGCGTCTGCGCAGGCGGGGCGCTGGTGCAACCGGCGCACAGCATCAGGCAGGTCAGCGCCATACCAGCGGCGAAAATCTTCGTTTTCATTCAGTAACCTCGTGATGGTTTTCTCGCGCTGTGCTTCACGCTTCGCGGCGTTCTCCAGTTCCTGACGCAGTGCCACCTGCGCCAGCTCGTTTTTGTCTGCCCTGGTGAGCGCAACATGAAGCTGATTTTTCAGCATGGTGATGGTCGCTTGCCGTTCACTGGCGACGTTATTCGCCCTGTCCAGCGAGGCGCGCAGGCTGGCATTTTTGTGTTTCACCAGAAACAGACCGGACACCGCCAGCGATAACAACACGACCAGCACAATCATCATCTTTGACATGGTTCCCGCCCCTCAAAACGCTGACGGCAGGCCGTACGTATCAGCCGGAAGAACACCGATGCCACGAGATAAATCAGCGCGGTAAAAATCCACCCGGCAGCGACCAGCGAGATAAACGTCGCCACCATCACCACCAGAGCCACTGACCGCCTGCACCACGTCACCGGCTGCAAAAACAGCGACGTGACAATCTTCACAGCCAGCGATTCCGGCGGCAGCTCCCGCCCGTAGCGTTCCAGCACATACTCAGTGGCATACACGCCGACACCACCGGCAACCACACAGATAACCGTCGCCAGAATCGCCCAGGCGGCGACAAAATTGACGGCCACGCTCTGCGGGTAAATCAGGGACAGTGCCAGCATCAGCGCCAGCGACACGTTCAGCATCAGTGAAAGGGATAATTTCTTCATGGTGTTTACTCCGTTTAAGCCGGTACGCCGCCAGCGGTACGCCAGACGGTGACCAGTTTTTCCAGTGAATGCTCACGCTGACCGTAACCGGCACCCGGCAGGGACGCCCAGATATTGCGACAGCGTGAAATGGCGCGCTCAATGCGTCCCGCCCGGATGTCATCCAGTGCACCGCGTTCGCGGATTAACTGAATGGCAAGTCTGTCCTGTGACAACGGACTGAAATCCGGCAGGGCAAGCTGTTTGCGGTAATGCGGCCAGAACAGGTAAAGCTGCTGATAGCGACCGGAGGCCGTGGATTTTTCACCGCGACGGTTAAACACCTTCGCCGGTCGGCCATGTGCGAACGGGTGGTCACTGTAGTCGGTGAAGATTTCCGGCTTCCCGTCCAGTCCGGTGACTATCACGTCATAGCCACGGTTTTTCGTCAGCGGATGGTTCGCCGTCCCTTCGGACACGGCCAGCATGTCGAGAAAGGCGGCGATATTCTGATGCGTGTTAATTACCGGCATTACGGTTTCCCCCTGCCCTTAAAGCGGCGCTGAATGGCAATCTCAATCACCTGATAACCGGCGATACCCAGCATGGAGCCGATGCCGCACACCGCAGGCAGTGACAGGTCAGGAAACTGCACCAGAACAACACCGGCAACCATCGAGACAAAACCACCGAGCAACATGCGCCCGATAAACAGACGCGGGGTGATGGGTTCACCACCGGCAAGCACCTTGCCGACAACAATCAGCACCCCAATCATGAAAAGCGACAGGACGCTTTTTTCTTCTGCTGTCATGCGTTACTCCCACAGATTGACAGTTTCAGCCACGGGCGCGGTCTGAACGTCAGGCAGTTCGACGGCGGTGCCGTGTGGCAGCACCGCACCCAGTTCAGCCAGTCCCGGATTTGCGGCGAGCACGGTCTCAACCACGCCCTCAGTGCGCCCGTAATACCGGACACAAATGGCGTCGAGCGTGTCGCCCTGTAGCGCAAAGGTCTTCATCAGATTTGACTCACAATGCAGCGCGGCTTGTCCTGGATTCGCGCCACTGCCCAGCGCATATCCCGCCACAGCTCATCAATGGTGCTGTCAATGCTGTCGGCCTTCTTGTCGCCTTTGGCACTGGCATCCACGCCGCGATAACGCTCATAAAGCGACGCGGTCGCCATCGCACACACGGCGCGCTCGTAGTAAAAAACTTTGATGCTTTCACCGTCGATGTCGTCCGCCGGGACGTCCGCCAGACGCGTAAAACCGGCGGCAATTTTCTGTTCGCGGTACTCGTACAGCTCCGCATTTGTCTCCGCCATGCCTGACTTGATAGCCTCACGCAGACGGGCGGGGGCGACGGTCTGCTCAAGGCGCATACGTTCCCGGACGCGCTTCGGGTCGATATCGGGAAAAAAGAACGTGTTTTTAATCACCGGCTCGTCGCCTGCCGGTTGCGGGATGACCACCGTACCCTCACCGGACACGGGAGCCTCCTTTCGCGGAATAATCAGCGTCATCATGACTACCTCTGAAAAGTCGGGCGGTGGACGCCGGTGCAGTGTCAGGTGATTCACCCTCACTGACCGGCGTGCCGCCCTGGCGCGGGGCGCATTCGGTTGTTAACTGGCTTTCTTTTTCGGGCGTCCACGTTTTGCCGGTGTCACGCTCCGGGTCTTACGCGGGGTACGGGTGGCCGCTTTGGGCTGCGGCTCCGGCTTCGGTTTCAGCTCCCGCTCCAGTCGTTCAATCTCTTTTTTGACGCCTGCCTGACAGTCGAGCTGTGTCGCACGTTGCAGATGCGCCAGCGCACCGGCGGCATCACCAGCGTCACGCAGAAACAGACCGGTGATTTTGTGCAGCTTTGCGCGCACTTCATCAGGCATGTCAGCCGTGGCGGTCAGTTCGAGGGTGTCCGTCAGCAGGCGGGTATCCACAGACTCACCGGCAGCGTGGGCGCGCATGGCCGCAAGTGCCACCTCCTCGGTGAACATGTACGGCGGGGTGCGGCGGTGTTTACCCGGCATGGTCAGACCGTACTTCAGGGCATAACGGGCAATCTCCAGCGCACCGGCAATATCGCCGGTATCCAGACGCCACAGCATGACTGTCATCAGAATGTCATCCTGTGCGCCTTTGCCCTGCTCCAGCACGCCGTTCACCCACGGCAACCAGAACGGCAGCAGCTCGCGCTTTTTCGCGGCCTTAAGCTCTTTTGAGTAAATCGCTTTCAGTGTGCGCTGGTCTGCGGCCAGCTTGACCAGCATCTGCTCATAGACAGTTGCATGTCGCAGCGGGGCGGCTTCCCGCTGCGCGGTCATCGCTGCCGAGACCCGCATCATGTGGCGCTGTGCGGGACTCGTCATCGGTTACGCTCCCGGCTCTGCGGTCACTTTGGCCGGTGTGGAGAAATCACCGACCTTAATTTTTTCCACCAGGCAACCGGCGGCGTAGTCTTCCACCACGTAATCAATGTTCATTGACTCGTAGTTCTCCACGCGGTCGAGTTTCGGGTTTTCCTCAATCACGCGGCGATGGCTGTCATCCATGTAGTAGATGGACAGGTTTTCCAGCTTCGTGATGAGCATCGCATCCGCCGGGAAGTACGGGACGCGTACCGCCGGCAGGTTGCCGATGCGTTTCTGGCTGATGATGACGTCAGCGGCCAGCATTTCGCTGTTGTCCTGCTCCTTGTTGACGATGGGAAAATACTTGTCCGCCAGTAGCTGACGTCCCACAATCACCACAAGGTCAGGGTCTTCCTGATACCACGGCTCAATCAGGTTGTTGGTCGCATCCATCACCAGTGCGTCAAGGCTGGCATAATCACCGCCCTTACCCACGCGGATAACCTCAGAGGTGGTGTGCCCTTCCTCGTCAGTGACCTTGCTCATCACGCGCGCCGGGGCTTCATTGCGGTATTTCTGCAGCCAGCCGACCGCCACATCCTGCAGCATCGGATTACTGCTGCGGTCAGAGGTTTCGGCACGCTTCACGCCGTTAAAACCGGCCATGATGAAATCAAGGGACTGGCGTTTGATAATGGCGTTACGGATACGGAGCTGGAAATCCTGATAACGCGCCCACAGGTCCAGCTTTTTGTAGCGGATATAAAAATCGAAGTTAATCTGGTCGCATTCGTACTTGTTGGACGCCAGCTTCGAGAAGTCCTTCGGCTGACGCTCGGTGCCACCGGCGGTGTCGGTGGTGCTGGCGATGGAGCCGGTGACGCCGATGCCAATTTTTTCCCCTTTCATTTCGCTGACCGGCACAATGTTGATGCGGGTCAGAAAGTCAGAGGACTCCTGCATGGTGTTCATCAGGGTCTGGGTGACCGACGGTTCAACGGTGAATTTTTTCGACACATCACCGGCGTCGATGCCGTTCAGTTCGGCAACACGGGACAGGTAAGCATTAAATTTAAAGCGGGTTTCCTGGCGCATAGTTTTTCCTGAAATTAAGGGTTAATCGTGAAGGTTTTCCCGGACTGACTGACGCCGGTCAGCAGTTCGTCATCAGGGCGTCACCGCCACCGCCGGTGGCCTTGCTGCGACGCTGCTGGGTCAGACTTTCGGTGTGGTCGAGACTGTTTTTCAGGCGGGTGAATGCCTGACTGGTTTCATCCGCCCTGTCTCAGTCACCTCCTGCTTAAGAGCGGAAAAGGCTGTTTCCATCTCAGCGAGGCGCTGCTCAGTGGCGCTCAGTTTTTCCTGCACATGTTCAGCAACAGCGGTCACCGCTTCATGCACGTCATTCAGACGGGCATCATCGCTGGCCTGTTTGCGGCCAAAAATGGACTTCACCTTTTCGGTCAGGGCGGTGAACACGGTTTCAGGCAGGTCTTCAAATTCCAGCTCAACAGGCGTTGCCACTGAAATCAGGTTTTCAGGGCTTAATTTGAAGCGGTTCAGGGGGTTGTGTTTTGCCGTGCGGCAGAATTCCAGGTATTCCGTGCCGAGGCTTGCCGGGTCATCGGTGACGGCCAGACCCACCAGATAACATTTGCCGGTGTTGGCAAAGTTCGGCTGAATTTCCATTGAGGTGTAGACCTTCTGCGCGGCCTTGTTCATCGCGATAAGGTCATCGGTCGGGGTGATTTTCGCAAACAGCGCCCATTTGCCTTTCAGCGCCGAATCATCGTCAATCTTTTCGGCCTTCAGTTCGGCCACATCGCCATAACGCTTAAAAATACCGTCAGGCAGGACGCCGCGCAGATGTTCCAGGTTAATGCGGCAACCATAGACTCGCGGGTCAAAGGTTTCGGCCATTTCCTGAATATCCTGCGCACTGATGACACGCCCGTCACAGGTGTCACCCTCAACGCCGATACGAAAGAATTTTGAGACTTTTTTTGCCATTGTCAGGAGTCCTGAATAGTGATTAGAGGAGTCACATGTCGGCATCAGTTTCCCGACGATGCGCATCCTCCGCCATCAGTCCCGGATGGCTTATCACTGACACAACAGCACCTTAGCGAATCGCGGGGCGCGACTCAGTAGCCTTGCCGTGTATTCATCACGGCGAGGTATTCATGACCATCACCACAGACACCACTCTTTTACACGACCCGCGTCGTCAGGCGGCGCTGCTGTACTGGCAGGGGTTTTCCGTGCCGCAGATTGCCGCCATGTTGCAGATGAAACGCCCGACGGTGCAGAGCTGGAAACAGCGCGACGGCTGGGACAGCGTTGCCCCCATCAGCCGTGTCGAAATGAGTCTGGAAGCGCGGCTGACCCAGCTCATCATCAAACCGCAGAAAACCGGCGGTGACTTCAAGGAAATTGACCTGCTGGGACGCCAGATTGAACGACTGGCACGGGTCAACCGCTACAGCCAGACCGGCAACGAGGCAGACCTTAATCCGAACGTCGCTAACCGCAACAAAGGCGGGCGTCGCAAACCGAAAAAGAATTTTTTCAGTGACGAGGCCATCGAAAAGCTGGAGCAGATTTTCTTTGAGCAGTCTTTCGACTATCAGTTGCACTGGTATCGCGCCGGGCTTGAGCACCGCATCCGCGATATCCTGAAATCCCGCCAGATTGGCGCGACGTTTTATTTTTCCCGCGAGGCGCTGCTGCGCGCCCTGAAAACCGGCCATAACCAGATTTTTCTGTCGGCCAGTAAAACGCAGGCGTATGTGTTCCGCGAATACATCATCGCCTTTGCCCGTCTGGTTGACGTTGACCTGACCGGTGACCCGATTGTCCTGGGCAATAACGGCGCAAAACTGATTTTTCTCGGCACCAACTCCAACACCGCGCAGAGCCATAACGGCGACCTGTACGTCGACGAGATTTTCTGGATCCCGAATTTTCAGGTACTGCGTAAGGTGGCATCAGGTATGGCCTCACATAGCCACCTGCGCTCGACCTATTTCTCCACCCCGTCCACGCTGGCGCACGACGCCTACCCGTTCTGGTCGGGTGAACTGTTCAACCGGGGACGCGCCAGCGCCGCCGAACGCGTGGAAATCGACGTCAGTCATAACGCCCTTGCCGGGGGGCTTCTCTGTGCGGACGGCCAGTGGCGGCAGATTGTCACCATTGAGGACGCCCTGAAAGGTGGCTGCACGCTGTTCGACATTGAGCAGCTCAAACGTGAAAACAGCGCCGACGATTTTAAAAACCTGTTCATGTGTGAATTTGTTGACGACAAGGCGTCGGTGTTCCCGTTCGAGGAGCTGCAACGCTGCATGGTCGACACGCTGGAAGAATGGGAAGACTATGCGCCGTTTGCCGCCAATCCGTTCGGCTCCCGCCCGGTATGGATTGGTTACGACCCGTCACACCGTGGCGACAGCGCCGGATGCGTGGTGCTGGCACCGCCGGTGGTGGCCGGAGGTAAATTCAGAATACTTGAGCGTCACCAGTGGAAAGGCATGGACTTTGCCACTCAGGCGGAATCCATCCGCAAACTCACCGAAAAATACAACGTCGAATACATCGGAATTGATGCCACCGGCCTCGGTGTCGGCGTGTTCCAGCTCGTGCGCTCGTTCTATCCCGCCGCGCGCGATATCCGCTACACGCCGGAAATGAAAACCGCAATGGTGCTCAAGGCAAAAGACGTCATCCGCCGTGGCTGTCTGGAATATGACGTCAGCGCCACCGACATCACCAGCTCGTTCATGGCTATCCGCAAGACCATGACCAGCAGCGGACGCAGCGCCACCTATGAGGCCAGCCGTAGCGAGGAAGCCAGCCACGCCGACCTCGCCTGGGCGACCATGCACGCCCTGTTAAATGAGCCACTCACCGCCGGTATCAGCACCCCGCTGACATCCACCATTCTGGAGTTTTACTGATGAGCAAGAAAAAAGGGAAAACACCGCAACCTGCGGCAAAAAAAATGACCGCCAGCGCCCCGAAAATGGAGGCATTCACCTTTGGTGAGCCGGTGCCGGTACTCGACCGCCGTGACATTCTGGATTACGTCGAGTGCATCAGTAACGGCAGATGGTATGAGCCACCAGTCAGCTTTACCGGTCTGGCAAAAAGCCTGCGTGCTGCCGTGCATCACAGCTCACCGATTTACGTCAAACGTAACATTCTGGCCTCAACGTTTATCCCACACCCGTGGCTTTCTCAGCAGGATTTCAGCCGCTTTGTGCTGGATTTTCTGGTATTCGGTAATGCGTTTCTGGAAAAGCGTTACAGCACCACCGGTAAGGTCATCAGACTGGAAACCTCACCGGCAAAATATACCCGCCGTGGCGTGGAGGAGGATGTTTACTGGTGGGTGCCGTCCTTCAACGAGCCGACACCTTTCGCGCCCGGCTCCGTGTTTCACCTGCTGGAGCCGGATATTAATCAGGAGCTGTACGGTCTGCCGGAATATCTCAGCGCCCTTAACTCTGCCTGGCTGAATGAGTCGGCCACGCTGTTCCGCCGCAAGTATTACGAAAACGGCGCTCATGCCGGATATATCATGTACGTCACTGATGCCGTGCAGGATCGCAACGATATCGAAATGCTTCGCGAAAACATGGTGAAGTCGAAAGGCCGCAACAACTTTAAAAACCTGTTTCTCTATGCCCCGCAGGGGAAAGCTGACGGCATTAAAATTATCCCGCTCAGTGAAGTGGCAACGAAGGACGATTTTTTTAATATCAAAAAAGCCAGCGCCGCTGACCTGCTGGACGCGCACCGCATCCCCTTTCAGTTGATGGGCGGCAAGCCGGAGAACGTCGGGTCGCTGGGTGATATTGAGAAAGTGGCAAAGGTCTTTGTCCGCAATGAGCTTATCCCGTTACAGGACAGGATCCGCGAGATAAACGGCTGGCTCGGTCAGGAGGTCATCCGCTTTAAAAACTACTCACTGGACACTGACAACGGCTGAACATCGCCGCCTGCGGGCGGCTTTTTTACACCCCGCCATCACGCCCTCACACGCTCACCACCGCACAAAACAGCCCGCAGACACACCAACGCCCCGGCTAACAATCTAAACGCCATCACGACGCGCTCAGACGCTGAAAAAATAAAATCAGCACCACCGCCAGCGCGCAGTGCTTTCCCCGCCTCGCCCGCCCGCTTCATGGGGCGGTTTTAATGCAGTTGCATATGTCTATCTAAATCACTCTAATGCCGGTCTAAATTTGTTTTTGAACTCCTCTCAACCTTATTCGAATTAATGCAGATAGATGCACTTATCGTTATCCTATTACATTCTCCCACAAGATTATCGCCATTCTTGAGAATAACTTGCGTCAGACGATCTCGGACCGGGTACAGCAGGGTGAATTGAAATTCTTACGGGTATATTAAAAGCAGCACCAAACGCTATTGCATCTCCTCTTGGAAGCCCAGAAATCTGCCGAATCATTAACTCATTTCCACTTTCCATCGCATACCGTAAAGTCTGCAAATCACGCTCATTTGTCAGGCGCAACGAAAACCAATTTGCACACATTGCTAATACTGTTGATGAAAGCTCTGATGGTCGTTGTGTGCTCACAATAAGTGAACATTTAAATTTACGCCCTTCTTTAGCAAGTCTTTCATAAGCTTTAATTTGAGCATCAACTTCAGAATAAGGATCTCTTAAATAGTGGTGCGCCTCTTCAAGAAGTAACACGGTTGGAAAAGCTTTGTTTTGCCCCCTAAGAAAGAGAACTTCAGCAAACATTTCTAATAATGCACTTAACAGCATTGGAGCATGATCTTGTGAAAGATGCTTAAAATTAACAATATGAATATTCCAGTCATTCTCCTCTCCCTTTTCTTTACCAAAGAAATAATCAACTTCCTGTCTCATAGCTAATTCCCAATGTTTGCCATCACTTAATAATTCACCACCTCCATTTAAATCAACAACATACTTGAATCTAGAATCCTCTGATAACTGTTGAATTATCTTAATCAATGGCAGAACATTACCATAGCTAAAAGCATCTCGTTTACTAGATCCAGCTTTTCGCGAATCCGCCGCCACGCAACCAAACTCCGCAACCAAGTTAGCAATACTTTTAAACGGCGGCCATTTATTTGCCTTACACAGCATCCCTCTTCTTAAGAAACTCAACCACGCAGATAAAAGCTCTTGCCCTTCATCTCTACAATCATCAAAAATATTAAATACGCCCCCTACTTCATCCTTAAGAAAGAATGAATCATCGGAAAAATGAACACTATTTATAGCATTAAGCGCATTTCTTAATGCAGGTAATTGTGTCTTATCACTAGGGCGTAGTAATTTTATCAACCCAGCAAATCCCAATGCTTGATAAGGTATTTTTCTATAGTAGTAATGTTCATTCTCAGAAAATATATCTCCTTTCTGTAGAGGTGGTTTTGGAAACTCTCCTTTTGGTAACTCACCTAAAATAGTATGTTTAACATTAGCAACACCTTCAAAAGCCTGAGAATACTCGCCATTAATATCAAAAATTACTATTCTTGCATTAGGGTACTGTTCTGAAATGCGGCGTGTAAGTAAAGCATTAAAATTAGATTTACCATATCCAGTACTGCCCAAAACAGCCATATGCCTGGTTAGTAATTTATCAATGCTAGCTAAAATTTTAACTGATTTAGTCCTCGAATCTATTCCTAACTCAATTGCTTTATCCAGATCATTTTTATCAATACTATATACGATATTTAAAAAATCAGATGTTAACGGGACAGCGGATGCTCCCAGAGCAGGTAACCTCCAGTCTTCCGAAACAAACACACATCCATCTATATCTCGTCTAATAAAACCTATTGCATAGGCTATTATTTGCCTTAACGGCATATCTGCTATATCTGATGTACCTATTTTTGCCTTATGTGCTTTATCAGCCTCGACAAATGCCATATCTGTAACTCGAGCCACAACCAGAATATTTCCGGCATCAAAACCGATCAAATCTCCAGGCTGAGTAACAGAACTAACACCATCCCTATGAGAGGCGAGCCTACCTTGCAATCCTTCATGAAGATTTATCCTTATTTTTTCGCCCTCCAGACCAACGACATACCCAATAGCAGATAATTCAGATAGTTTAAAATGCGACATTCCCTTCCCCTTTAGACAATTTAGAAATAGCCTCAACCAAGTCATCAACAGTATTTTCTCTTGGGAACAACACCGGATAAGGAAGATGTTTCACAAAACTATCAAAGTAAGCATCTGCCCCCCCACCCACGATAGTCACTTGATTGAATTGCATATTTTTTAAAGCATCAATTGCCTTTTCACCTTCAGAAGCAACGCCTCTACTAACTTTATCTAAAGCATTCTCCAGATCAGGGTAATAAATAACAACATGAAATGACGGATTTAACAAAGCACCAAAAACAATTCTGTTTATATGATAATCACCAAACCCAAACCCATTAATAAACAAAGCGGTTTGAGGTTTTGACAAAAACTCGCCAAAACGTCTAAACATTTCACCGTAAACAAAACCAATTGTATGGCTATATTTATTAGCCCCCGGATAAATTAAATGTTGACCATAGTAAAAACCGTCACCATTAATAATATTTTTAATGTAATTATCATATGCCTGAGATGCACTTATCTCATTAACTATTAAAAAATCATCCTGATACCATGTAAGAGAGCCATGCAATTTATATAGATAAGCGTGATAATGACCAAATCTAGCCTCCCCTTTTGCATTGACATTTCTAAATGCCAAATCAAAATTTTGAGGATAAAATTGTCTTGTATGCAATCCTGAAAAACCATTAAATAGCTGAATTCCTAAATCTTCAGCTGCCCACTCTAATGCCAAATCATAGTTGGTAGTAAAAAGTGCCGGAGCCGATTGTCCCGGCTGCCTATTTGAAATCAACTTTGAAATTAATTCTTTATGAGACTTAAACTGTTTTTTCTTCCCTTGATTTTTACAACCAAACTCTTCTCCAGTTAACAATGCAGCCTTTGTTACTTGTTTATACAAAGCACTTAATATTAAACTAATTTCTTTTTGTTCGTCTTCATTACGTCTTGTTTTGGCCACAGACAAGAATTTAGTTACTTCATCAATTAGAAGCTCAACATTAACTATATCTTGTTCAGATTCAGTTTTGTCAACCAATAAGTATTTTTCTAGTAACAAATTCAATAGATCAGGATGTTCATATTTAAAAAACTGCCATACCTGCTTCATAGTTTGGCCGCCACATCCGACCGATGCTCCCGCGCCTAAAAGAACCCCTACATTATCCAACTGACATAACGAATAAAGATGAGAATAAAAATCATCTTCAGATATTATCTTACCACCTTGATAAATAACCATAATTATCCCTTTGAATTGAAGTCTGATTGTTCAAACACCTACAACGGCCCCATATTATGTGAAGTTCACACGAGACTCAATACTCCATAAATTCAAAGAGTTAACATCATCATAAAATCGATCATCAATTGGAAATTTGAATGACATATCACCATAATTTACTCTCGCTCCTCGAACCAACGCCTCAAGCTCCCATCGCTGAGGCCTGATACCATTCTGAACAAGGTCAACGCGGATACGGGTGATTTGCATTCGTTCCGACCTGGTCAGTCTGGCCGACGGTGCTATTTCATGTAGTTTTAACGGGCTTCCGTTTCTTTGCTGACGATTTGGTGTTTTCAGGCCGTGTTTTAATGCATCCCTGAGCGCCCTCACAACCTCCGGGTCACTCCATTCGATAACACCGTCATCTACCAGATTAAGCACTGCTGCGGCATGTTCAGAAGGTGTGGGAGCCGGTAACGAAGTATCACTGCTGGCAGGCTTTCCACAGTTATTGACAGGACTCCGAGGCGCGGCGATGCCGCTTTTTAAAGTCAAAGGCTCAAAGACCGGCACTTTCGGAACAATGCGCCAGTCCGTCGTTCTGGTGATATGAATATGACGCGCGCCGAGATGCGGCGCGTAAATGCCGACCACTCTCTCGACTTCTTCCTCATACTCGTTAACGTCATCCGACGGGCTACGGGCGACCCTGACAGTCTGACAATCGCGCGGGACATTTGCCCCACCCTGCGCGCTGATATACAACGCAAAATCACCACTGTCTGCGGCGGCGCGTGCAGCCTCGACGCGCTCGTCAAACTCATCAGCAATGCTGACGCCGCGAGGCAATTTGCGTAGTTCACGGTAAGCCCCCATTGTCGGCAGACCAACCGTTTTAAATTGCGGGATGCGCCACGTTGACGCCCATGCGGTAACAGCCGCGGCAGTGTCTTTCAGCGGTCTGCCGGTATCATTATCGAGCTGACCATCCAGTGCATATCCGTCGATATTTTTTGAGATGTATTTCGCGATATACCCCGCAGCACCGCCCCGGTTAAGGTGTTTCGCCTGAAAACGGTTTCGCGCGGCTCCTCTTTCGTCGCCATCCTCTTTGAGCGCGTAGCGACGCATGATTTCAATAATCTGGTTACGCTGGCGTGGATTACAAAAAAGCATCATATGCCAGTGCGGCGTTCCGTCGTGGTGTGGCTCGACGACTCGCAAACCGTAGGCCTGTAAATCATTATCCTTGAATGCCGTGCGCATCAGGCTCCAGATGCGGCAGAGATAACGCTGAGCATCCTTTGGATTAAATGCCTCATCATTCCAGCCGTGATTTAGCTGGACGGTTTTACTTTCGCCTTTTCCGACCTGACGTGTCGGGTGATACTTTGACGGCGCGGTCAGCGTGATAAACATCCCCACATCACCCTCTGCGGCGGCGTAACGCTCAATACCGGCAATGGTGTTCATCAGCTCCATCCGGCGAATTTCAGGATTAGAAATACTGCCCATCACCTTACTGATAAGGTCGATGCGTTCGCCGGTTTCCCTGTTTTCAAGGTCACACGATTTAAGAAATTCCAGATTTGCCTGGCGGCGCGCACGCACATCACGAATGGCATGTTTACTGGCATAAGGAGAACGGTCTTTATTGACCTCCCCGACAGCAATCAGTAACGCCTCATGCCAGCGCATACGCTGGCCTTTAAGCTGATGAGTCCACCACTCATCGTTAAACAGGCGGGCAATGGCAGAATATGCCTGCCTCGTGGTCATCTGTCCTTTACGGTATTTTTTCCAGTAGAGAGGGGAAATATTGAAAGCACGTGCAGCGCCAGCAACATGACCATAGAGGTGAGCCTGCGCCTCATCCGTAAACAGCGATTCTTTCTCGCCATGCGCATCCACCCAGGCATCGCAGAGTTCCTCATACATCATGAAAAGCTGTGATGAGATACGGGCGGCAAACTTTTTCAGCTCCTTGTCATTCATTCCCGGCAGGCGCGCATAGTGGTCACGCTCTGCCAGAAACAGCAACGACGCGTCGGTGTTCATTTCATGGCGCTGATTCACACGCTCAATGCGCGGCCATAAACGACGCTGAAAAGTGGATGTGAGGAAATAAAACCCGTGCACCGGGCTTTTATTGCGCCGGATGTAGTCATAGCGTGAAGTAAACAGCGAGCGCAAAAAGTAAGGCAGGCGGTTAATCGTGGATAAAACACCTTGCACCTGACGCATCTCGTCACGTGTAAGGGGTCTTTCGCGCCCGACAGCCTCGCGTGGCGCGTTCCATGCATAAGCACCGGTAAACGCCTTACCGGTGCCTGCAGCAAATGCTGACGGAGGGACAAAACGCCCGGAGGCTTTAACGGCCATATGAGCCAAAAGCCTCTGAACAACGCTTGCTGAGTTGCTCAACCTGCGCGTTTAAATCAGCAAAAGACTTTGCGCTTCCGGTCAGAATATCGTGATGCATCAGGCCGGAAACGAGCTGGCTTAATTTCGGGTAATAACCAACCACCGCCAGCCATTCCTGACCGGCGTTTTTACCGCTTTCCGCTCTCTTTTTCTCGTGGAGAATAAACTGGAAGCTGTCACTGGTAACGACATAACGTTCGCCAATTTCAATACGAATACTCATGCCGTTCTCCGGTAATGTTTGTTTTTTGCTTCAAAGACTGACTGACAGGAAACACAACGCGTGGCTGACGGATAAGCCGCACGACGGGCAGCAGGTATTGGCGCGTCACACTCTTCGCAAACCAGCGCAGAAGCACCGCAATGTTTTACCCTTGCCGCGTTAATCTGGCGCTCCAGTAATTCAGCCTGTTGTTCCTGAATGAAATCTACGTTGTCCGGCATTACCAGTTCCTTTTGTCGTTCAGTTTCTTAAATTCATCAGCGCAATAGCTGGCGAGTTCTGTCGTTAATTTTGTCAGTTCATCCACTGAGGAAATTTGCTTGTGAAATACAGCGCGTTTCACAAGTAAATTGATCACATCAGACAGGAGGTTTAATTCGCTCTGATAAATCGCGATAACAGATTCAGTTATGTCGCGCTTTTCTTTATCAAGACCAAGTTGAATAAGAGACAAATCGCCATTTTCCATAACGGCGATTTTTAAGGCGTTATTCAGTAATACAACTGAATGAGAACAGGACATCAAAGCACCTCCCCACGAGACAATCCGATATTGTGAAATTTTTCCGACTCCTGACTGAGCAGCTCGACTATCTCCACGCGGGATAACTCCGCCTTTGTGATGTGGCGAATCATGGCGTCAAGATGAGAAGAAAAGCGCGTCGCAGCGTCGGCCTGTGCTTCGGTTCTGGCCTGTTGCAGCAGTAATGCGTATATACCGCACTGATTTTCAGAAACTGTATGCATGACTTTCTCCAGGCAAAAAGAAGCCCCGCACAATTAAGTGCGTTAAAAACTCTGGTTAATTACTTAATGCAGATATTGCTCTGGTTTTACCGACGTCAGAATTGTCGGTGCATACTCAAACAGACTGAATAATTCACGTAATGCACGGAATAAAGCATCACGCCAGTAACATGATTCTTCATTAATTCGCCAGTATGGCTGGTTAAATTCTTTTTCTGTCAGTCGTGCGTGCATAAATAAAGTGCGACGCTGACTGACTGTTAAAAAACTAATATATGCATACTCACTTGCGCCAACCTGACGGCGTTTTGAGAATGCCCCACGCAATTCATCAATTGCACATACCAGTCGTTCACGTTCGACGTCGTTCATTTCTTCAAAACGCATCGTTGCGTGACGCTGTTTTAACTGCGCATGGAAGCAAACCGTTAGCCGTTCACGTTCCATCATCTGATTATAATAATCGCATGTCTCCTGCCAGCGAGGGACGGCCAGATGCTTACCAATTATCCGGCGCATAGTTGCTGGCTGTTTTTCAACGAGATTGAGCGTCATCACTGTCATTTCCATACCCTCCGGCTTTTCAGAAAGGTCAGAGCCTTTTTTAACGGACTCTGTTTTTTGGTGCGGATAATGATTCCCTTACGCCCCTTACCGTGGGTGATGTTGAAGTCAATCGCCCTGGGGCTTTCGTTACGCAGTAACTGAGCAATACAACGAGGCTCATTCATACGGTTCTCCTTAACGTGGTTCACCGAGACCTAACCACATCAACCAGCCGTCACGAATCTCTTTAGGGCGGCTTTCATAAGCCAGTTTTAGTCCGTTATTCCATGCCGGAAGGTATACCCAATATTCACCTGCACGACCTGAAGCTGATTGTGGATCGGTCATATCAATTACAGGCAGCTTTCCTTTATCGATCATCCGACGAACCGCTCCTGTCGATTTTCCTATTAGTTTTGCGAACTCCTGATAAGGAATCGCATCAGTCATGAGTGTTACTTGCTTGCTCATGTCGTCCTCCAGCCCTCATGAATTGCGTTTAATGCCTTATAATGCCTTTTAGTGCCCACATCCAAGCACTAAACAATCTACATCTAAACTAAATACTATTGAGATCTAAACACCATGTCAAACACGATAAGCGAGAAGATAGTCTTAATGCGAAAATCAGAGTATTTGAGCAGACAACAACTTGCTGATTTAACAGGGGTTCCGTATGGCACGCTGAGTTACTATGAAAGTGGTCGTTCAACACCTCCAACAGATGTCATGATGAACATCCTGCAGACCCCACAATTCACCAAATACACTTTATGGTTCATGACCAATCAGATCGCTCCTGAGTCCGGGCAAATTGCGCCCGCTCTCGCACACTTTGGGCAAAACGAAACAACGTCGCCCCACTCCGGTCAAAAGACTGGTTAACAATTCATCGTGAATATATTCATCACAAGTGCCTACTATTGGTGGCTAAATTTCAGCCACCACGAAAAAAGCGATTAGTAGTCGCCAAAAAACACACCACTCGGAGGGTTTTCTGATGGCAATCAAAAAACTCGATGATGGTCGATATGAAGTGGACATCCGCCCTACTGGACGTAATGGAAAACGCATCCGTAGGAAGTTTGATAAGAAAAGCGAAGCTGTCGCTTTCGAGAAATACACGTTGTACAACCACCACAATAAAGAATGGCTATCAAAACCAACAGACAAGCGACGTCTGTCGGAGCTGACACAGATCTGGTGGGATTTAAAGGGTAAACACGAAGAGCATGGGAAATCTAATCTTGGAAAAATTGAAATCTTCACAAAAATAACGAATGACCCATGCGCATTTCAAATTACGAAATCGCTTATCAGCCAGTACTGCGCCACCCGAAGAAGTCAGGGTATTAAACCTTCGAGTATCAATCGTGATTTAACATGTATTAGCGGCATGTTTACAGCCCTGATTGAAGCGGAGTTATTCTTTGGTGAGCACCCTATCAGAGGGACAAAAAGGCTTAAGGAGGAAAAACCAGACACAGGCTATCTCACGCAGGAAGAAATTGCCTTACTGCTTGCTGCTCTTGACGGCGACAATAAAAAGATTGCGATTCTTTGCCTGAGTACTGGAGCACGTTGGGGAGAAGCAGCTCGTTTGAAAGCAGAAAATATCATCCATAACCGCGTCACGTTTGTTAAAACGAAAACAAACAAACCACGCACCGTCCCGATCTCAGAGGCTGTTGCCAAAATGATCGCGGATAACAAACGAGGTTTTTTATTCCCTGATGCTGATTACCCTCGCTTCAGACGAACAATGAAAGCAATAAAACCGGATTTGCCAATGGGGCAAGCCACACATGCACTAAGGCACAGCTTTGCCACTCATTTCATGATTAATGGAGGAAGTATTATCACGCTACAACGGATACTAGGTCACACGCGGATTGAGCAAACTATGGTTTACGCTCACTTTGCGCCAGAGTACCTTCAGGACGCCATTTCTCTTAATCCGCTAAGAGGTGGTACTGAGGCCGAGAGTGTCCACACAGTGTCCACAGTAGAGTAACGTTTAAGGGCTTTCAGTGGTAATTTATGCCGCTCAAACCCGCATTGTACCGTTGAAAGCCCCTACTGGTGACACCCTAAATCTCCCTTACACGGGCTTATTTTTTATGCATAAGCCCTATCCCTGGTCACCGTCTTCCATTGACCACATCGATAGAATCTCCCTTCATAGCACGATGCCTTTCACGTAACGGCATCGTGCTCGCACAGGTTCCGGCTAAGCACAACCAGAACGCGCATGTTTGACGCTTACCAAAAAATATTCTCACTCTCCACATTTGAATGTCAGACGAGCGACGCCATGTAATCCTGCACCTTCTGTCTTCAGGTCAACTATCTGCATTTTTTTGCCCTGAGTAACACAGAAATGGGCTGCATCATTTTTTACTATATTTTCTGCACCAGATATTCTGCCCCTGGCTAAAGAAGCTTCGGCTTCGGTGTAGTATTGGTTATCGAGTTTACGCTGAATATTACTTTTATATGCAAGACCAAATTTACCGATACTTGTCTCATCATTATGCACAGCACAACCAGACATAATAAAAATACTAATTAATGATATAGCAGCTATCTTTTTCAT